TTTTTTTGAATTCTTCCCTTTTATCAAAAGCAGATATGTTATTTATATAATGTGAGTTGTTTCTATATTTGTAATTTTCACAAACTACCAAATTTTTTATTTTAAATTGTTGAATATTTATATCAGTTGCTTTCATCAACTTTTCAGCACCCCACATTATAAATGTATCTTCATATCCATAATGTCCAAACGATTCAGGTACTCCAATTCTTCGTACCAAATCTCCACTTAAACAAGTCATCCACCCTCCTGCAAATTTAAATCTAGGTTGATTTGGAATAAATGCAGACACTGATTCCAGTCCCACTTCTCCTTTTATACCACTATCTACAAATGGGTCATTAATTCTTTGATAATTTAATGGTTTATTCTTAAACTCGTCATTTACCAAACAATCCCAAGTAGTATCCCAACATCTAACAATTTCAGGTGTTACTATTGAATAATTTGTTTGCTGAGAAACAATTGGTAATATGGTTTCAAAATAAGCAAGAGTTCTTTCATCAAAAATGATATCAGTATCCAACCAAATAAAAAAGTCAGCATCAGTATATTCTAATGTAGTAAATCTACGTTGGGATACACATCCCTTTATGTCATCTGATATTCTGAAAGTTTTCATACACCAATCAGTATGTGCAGAAAGTTTCATAAACTTATCAACAAAATATTGTTTAGGAATTGATGATTTTTTCCAGTTTACCAACTCATCTGATAAAGTCATGGAAACATCCAACACCCACTCGGTTTTATTAGTAATGTAAGTTGATGCAATTTTTAACTGATTTAGTGTTTTTTCTAAATCATCAATCTCATGTGGTAATGAGAATATCGATATAACTATTTTCATTTATACTTTTGGTATATGTGTTCTTTAATTTGTGGATGTCTATCATACTGATGCACAATAACAAATTCATCACCAGTTTGAGTATAGAATTTCTCCTCCCAATAAATAGGTGTTGGTTCTAAAAGTTTATCACCAAAATGTTCTTTTTTAATTAACACCGTGCCCAATTGAGTTACAAACCCTTCTTCTTGTTTTACAAACTGAATGTTTTCTTTAAAATGATTTAGATTAATTAGGACATTAAATGCTGCTTGGTCTGATAACTGACTAGGATTTGCTGTTGTCAAACTCCATCTATAAATTTCGATGAAAAGGTCTTTTAATGCGTATCCTTTACCAACAATAGTACCAGCACAATAGGAAATTTTATTTTGTAACCATTCCCATTCCATAGGAAATGAAGTACCTGCATTTACTACTGCCCAATCATCATCTTTGAAAGTCACACATTCTGAAAATGCAAGAAGTTCTCCTTTCATATTTTTCTCTAACCACTCGGTTGGATCTTTCTGAAAAATAACATCCTTTACATCTGTCCAAATTATAGTTTCATCTTCATAAGTTTGAAGAAGTTTGTATGCATCTCTGAATCTTTGTAAGATAATATGTTGTTGTAAATCCCCACCATATAATTCCCATCCTTTTGATTTAAGATACTCAATAGTTTCAGATGGTACATCATATACCAACATCACTTTACCACCTTTAAATCCACTTTGTTCTATGGATTCCACATAAGGTCTTATATCATGTGGAGCGTATTTTGTTATACAACCAAATATTATCATAAACTTCTTATTATATCAATATCTTTCATACCAGTGATAATTTCAAATTCATTCCACTTATCACCAACTTCCCAATGTTCTGCTAATTTGTGATTTTGAATAATATCATAACCTTCTAATTGCATTATAAATTGTAAAATGTAATCGGCCCAACCTATTATTTTATTATGATTTTTTAATTCATCGTAGTTTTGCCAAATAATATCTTTTTTATTTTCCCAACTTTTTATAAATTCCCTTCTATTAAAAATAGTTCCTCCACCAGATGCATAACCGGGTGAGTGAGGATTTCCTCCATTATTTTTTATAAAATTCATAAAATGTGCAGGAATTGCATTTGGTCTATTTCTACCAGTTGGTGATGGATCAGTTGGATGAATTGCCATTGAAAATTTAGTATTTAAAATAGAAATTGGTTTTAAAACAAAGTCATCTTCTTCCAATAAAATAAAATAGGTTGAATCACTTTTGAGACATGCATCATAAATACCACGAATCCACTCAAATGTAGATTCTTTTGGCCAACATTCATACCCTACATGAACTTGGCCAAAGTTTCCACAATATCCTAGTTGAAAATTATTTCTACTAAAAGTGAATTCATTTTTGTAACAAATATCGGTATAATTTGTTACATCTCCATCATAATCTACATTGATAAAAATATCAGAATCGGGATAAAATTTCTTTAAACTATTTACTGATTTTAGACCTGCTTCATACTTTGTCCAAGCCCACAAATATCCACTTATTAATTTACCCATGTCTCATTAATTTATATAAATCATTATCAATTGCGTTTACAAATTTATCACATACCCATTTTACATTTCCTTCACCAACTTGATTTACCATAGGTAAGTACCAATTATGCATTGCAATATTTACTCCGTGTGGAGGATTGGTTTCCATTTCGTTAATCGATTCAATTACATTATTCAACATAGAATACGGAAAAACTATAAATGTATCATTTACAATTGGCAAATCAACAAGTTCGGGTTCTCTCCATAAGAAATTGAATTTAGTAAAATCAAATGGATATTCTTTAAATGGGTTTTTTAAAAAATTTATATCAAATCTAGTTGATATTATCAAATCTAAATCTTCATTTTTAAGTTGTTCTAGACTACCAATATAAGTTGAAGATATTGCCTTATACCCATTTGATACTCTATCACCTCCTCCTATTGTATTATGATTTGGATTAATGAATTCATGTTTTATAGTTGGTTGATATGTGTTTAGTATATCACTTCGTTTAACATTATCATAACTATAAATGTAGTATTTAATATCATGACCTTCTTCTTTTAATGGATTAACTACATTTTTCATAAAACCGTCAACAGCATCTTCATAGTTTCTATACCTACCTGCTGTTCCATCATTATATGAAACACCTACTAAATTAATTCCTATTTTCATAAATCATTTGTATGTATTCTCTACCTCTGATAATTTTAGAATTTCCATTTTCTACAAACCCTAATTCAGTATAAAGATTTTTGGCAAAATTATCAACAAATACCCAAAGAGATGCGTATTCTTTATCTTTCAAATAGAGTTTGTATGCATCTCTTGCGTATCCTTTTCTTCGGTAATTTGGATGAATATCTATGCCTACTTCATCTCCATTGGTTCTTATATACCCAACAGAAATATGGTCAATTTCAATTATATACCATAATGGATTTTTTTTAAAAAACCATTCAACACATTCACCTAATGTAAATACTGAATCATTTTCTAAATTAACTCGTGTTGTATCATCGTTTCTAACTTCCAACAAGAATTCTAAATCCATTGATATTAATTTTCTTATTACCATTACCAACCTTTTTTAATACAATCGACAATATATTGTCTTTCTTCTGGAGTTACCCACCATCCTACTGGTATCGAAACTACCTTCGGTAATACTCTATCTAATGTTGGTAGAGGACTTCTGAATTCTTTTACTGCAGTGTGTTTATCATTTCTTTCATGTACTTGAGATACAACAATACCGCAATCTTTCATGTGTTTGTAGAATCCATCTCTATTCTCAACTAGTAAACTATAAATCCAAAATGCAGAATTATGGTCTTTATGTCTTTCTAAAAGAGTCACACCATTTACACCTTTTAAATTCTCATCGTAGAATTTAGCATTCTCTCTATGTTTTCCAATAATAGTATCAGCATCTTTTAAGTTTTCAATACCAACAGTTGCACATACATCATTCATGTGGAATTTGAATCCCCATTCAACGATATCTGCTTCACATCGGAAATCTTTTCTATTACCACCTCTATCGATTCCATACCAACGAATCAACTTTGAACGATTGTATAAGTCTTGGTGTGGTAATACTAATAATCCACCATCGATTGCAGTAATGTGTTTGATTGCTTGTAAAGAATACATAACCATATTACCATGATTACCTAGTTTCTTTCCTTTATATTCAGAACCAAATGAGTGTGCACCATCTTCAATAATAGCAGGTTTAAACCCATACAATTCAAATGATTTTTCTTGTATCTTCTTTAATCTATCCAAATCCAAAGGATACCCACCCCAATGTACTGCAATGATTGCTTTAGTTTTTGGTGTGATTTTTCTTTCTAAATCATCCAAATCCATATTCAAAGTTTTCTCATCAATATCCACCCATTTAATTTTCAATCCATTTGCAAGGATTGGCCAGTTGGATGCCGTACAAGTTAATGCAGTTGCAAGAACTTCGTCTCCTTCTTTAATTCCCGGCCAGTTTCTTTCATATACGGAGTATCCATCTGCAATTGCTATGTTTGATGGTTTTTTTAATAAATGTAAAGCGAGATGTAGACCAGATGTACCTGAATTCAAAGTGACAACTCTATCTGAATTTAGATATTGATTTAGTTTTTCTTCAAATTCATCTACCTTAGGTCCTTGACCTATATATCCACTATCCAAAACTTTGCCAACTTCTATTTTGGCGTTTGGATTCATGTGTACTTTAAATAACTGAATTGGTGTGTTTATTTTTTTCATAATATTATTTTTTATAATTTTCTATATAATCAGAGCAAATTCCCATACATTGAGACACATCATCGTTATAAATTTCAGGCATTACTGCTATACTTCCTTTTATAGGCTGTTTCCCTGGATACACCCAAATGAAAGAAAGAGATGTTAGGGTTAGAGTATCATTTTCATGCCAGAAATAATTGAATCCATCATAATGTTTATTATCACTATCCAATTCAATTACGGCTTCTATATTTTTACAATGTATCCACAATTTATCTTGTCTTTCTTCCAACCATTCAATTGATATTTTATACTGAGGTTCATCGTGTCCTAACCACCATTCTTCATTTATAAACCAAACATCAATCTCTACATCATATCCTTGTTTAAGGGCAGACTCAATATAAGGAGGATAATTTTCATATTCCTCTATTTTTCCATTTAGATTTCCTCTATGTGATATTAGTATCATATTATATTTCCGTTTTCATCTCCCCACCATATTTTATTTTCTCTCAATAACGAGAATCTTAATGAATGATTTCTAGTTGCTTTAGTAATAAGATTATGTCTTTGTAATATAGTTGTCCAACTACTTTCTGCACTATTTAATGTTCCTGATTCTCTACCATGTTTAATAACTTCGTCAAATATATTATAAAAAAGTATATTTGAATTTTGTTTATTAGTAATACATAGATTATCATCAAAAAATTGAGTTCCATGTGTACCGTGGTTTATTAAATCCATATTGAATTCTTTCAAATTAATTGGTTGTTGGATTCCTAAATCATATCTACTTCTAATTACAACATCATACTCAATCATTGAATCATATAATGGTTTATATCCCATTTGCCAACTATAAAACATTGGTAATTGTCTGAAACAACTCATCACATCATATTGTGGTAATGGTCGGGATTTATCAGAGTGTGGTAGTTTTATGCCTTCTTTGTATTCTGTGAATTTAAAGGGTTCTTGTATTTGTAATGATTTTGGAGTTAGATATGTTTCACTTACAAGTTGCCATTCTTCATCCTTCCACGCGTATAAATAAACATCAGTATCATAGTTTTCTATGATATGTTTCCAAGTATGATTATACCCTTCTTTAACTTTTCGTGGTAATCCACTTAATAACAATGCTACTTTCATTTTACAATATACTTATCTCCAATTGAAGATATTGTTTTTATGGTTATTATGGTGCAATCTTCTAGAAATATAGGATTTGCTATTTCATGTGGATGAAGTATGAAAATATCTCCTGAATTTAAATCAGTATCTTGTATTGTCATTCTTCCTTGAATTAAATAGTTTATTTCGGTGGCAAGTTTATGATAATGTGTATCCCATACTTCACCCTTTGGATGTGTTTTAACACCCACTTCAAATTCTTTTGTTTTATAAGCAGTTGGTTCAAAATCACCTACAAACCATCCACCTTTCATATCTTCTATTTTAAGAATATCCATTTCAGAAATTATTTATGATTTTCCAAATAATAATTTAAATCTTCAGGCGTTCCTAATCCCCACATATTTTCACTTGGTATTTGATAATTAAAAATAACTTTACCATCTTCAATAAACTCATTATAGATAGGTGCTACATAGAATTCATTATTTGTTCTGATATTCTTTTCAATCATTTGTTCTGCATACTTTACAAAATCCGAACCCTTTTTAAAATAATATATACCAGTTGTTGCTTGATTGGATATTGGATTCTTCTCTGCTACTTCGGTAATGATACCATTTTCATCCGATTTTGCAAATGACCATTTTGGATGTATTCCTTCAAAACACATTATACACCCATCGAAATCTTTTTCATTCATCTGATACATAAAATCAGTAGAATTCCATTCTATAAATTGGTCTGAATTTGTTAAAATTAATGGACTATCGTTGTTGATAAATTCTTTTGTTAGTAAAACAGTACATGCAGCACCTTCAGTAATTCCATCAACTTCAATTACTTTACAATTTGGTGTTATCAGATTTAAAAGAGTATCTAAATTATATTTTTCTCTATGTTCTTTCTGAACTACATAGATATAATTTGCATCTATATTCATACTTTCTACCACTAATTGAATCATTGGTTTACCTTTTACATCAATTAGTGGTTTTGGAAATGTGTAACCTGCATTTTTAAATCTAGAACCTGCTCCTGCCATTGGAATAACTACATTTAGTTTATCATCTTTCCACTTATTCATAGTTTTTCTTTTTGTGTTTTTTAATATCTTATAAATTTTTTCCAAATTCATATCTTTTGAATTTTTTACTCTCAAAACTGATGCCTTTGAACGAGTTGCTGATAATAAACCTTGAGGTGAATCTTCAATAATTAATGTCTCTTCAGGTAAACATCCCATCATAGATATTGCTTTCCAATAAATTTCAGGATGTGGTTTTGGATTTTTAATATCATCGTTTGTTACAACTACATCTAAATACTCAATAACTCCAGTTTTTGCAAGTGCAACCAATGCAGTTCTTCTGATACAATTGGTACAGCATCCAATTAAATACCCATCTTCTTTTAAAGTTCTAAAAATATTTAAAATATTTTCATCAGGTGTAATTTTTACAAACTCTTTTAGTGTATATTCTTGTTTTTTATCATAGATTTGTTTATGAGTTTCAGGGGGTAACCCTTTGTACTTTGTCAACATTTCTAATTTTGTCAAAGTTTTCAACCCATCGTATTTACTAATGTGTTCTTGTGAAGTTATAATATATTTAGAATCTATTTCAGAAATAGAATTGTTTAATGCATGGTAATGTATTTCTTTTGTATCAGTAATAACACCGTCTAAGTCAAATAATATTAATTTAATTTTATCCACCATACTTTCCCTCATCTATGTGTTTAAATAAACCTTCACCGTGTCCAACTTTATATGTTTGTTGTGCCCACCATTTTGAGATGTTACCTTCGAGGGCAATCCCACCACCTGCAAATGGTACTACCGTAGTTAAATAAAAATCTTTTTTGTATAAACAAGGGTTGTTTGTCCAATTACCATATCGAGATGTTGTGGTGAAATACTCACCATCTTTTTGTATGTGTTGTGGAAATTCAACCGATGGGTCTGTCCAATGTACTGAATCTAAAAGATGTGGTGAAGTGCATTCGATTTCATTATCATAGTAACTCAATTCCTGTCCTTTATATCTAAAAGAAAAATGTGGATGACCGGGTTCGAATCTATGTCTATACCTGATACACGAATAACCTTTATCTAATAACTCAACGCCACTTTTTAATCTATCATAAGTAGTTTGTTTATTTTCTATGAGTTTCCAATCATGTTCCAATACCAAAACATTATCGGTTTTGGATTGTTCGGTCAATTTGATAAATCCTTGCCCGATTCCAATATTATCCGATTCTGATATATACTTTAATCCAAAATGTTCCGCGATTTGTTTATCTTGTTCCGAACATTCTTGGAATAAAATAGTAATATCATTTACAATATCAAATAAACCATTTTGATAATAAGTTGATATAGTATTTACAAGTGTTTGACCACTTCTCCAAGAGAGAATTCCTACTGAGATTGGGAGTTTTTCCATTCTTTCCACTTTTTAATTATAAATTCTACTCTTTGTTTTTGAGTGTGATACTGCATTACAACATCATATCCATTTTGGGCAATTCTTTCTCGTTCTTCAGGGTTTTCTACATAATAGTTCATCTTATTAACACAATCAACTATATCATCGTAGAAAACTATTTCTTCACCTTCTTTAAATAATTCGTGTAATCTTTTTGATTCTGATAATCTATCACATAAAACAAGTTTTTTACAAGCCATACCTTCAAATATTCTACGAGTAACTTCACCCCAACGAGAATTTTGAACTACCATCAACCCTTTATTCAAAAATTCAGTATGTTCTTTGTAATCTAAGTTATTTCTATTACCAATGGAACCTTGACCGTGATTAGTTAGTGTATCTAAAAATTCAGAACTACCATAACCACGGGTTGTCACTGCAACATATTCAGGTGTTGTTTCGATTGGAAACTGAACTCGTGTATCTGCAAAATGAGTCCACCATGAAGCATTTATTCCTCTTGATTTATATTCTTCAGTTGCATCAGAATCAGGTGAAAGTGTAATATGAAACCTATTTGATTTTGGAAAGTTTCTCTCAAAATTCTGAGGGTCATCTCCACTTTCTTGAACCCAAAAAGCAGAAACTAAATCCTTATTTAGATATTGTGAATCAAACCTACCCCAATCCATGAAAAGAACTATATCAGTTTTTGGGTTATTATTTAACCAAATTTTTATATTAGAATCATTCCAATTTTGTAATCGGTTGGAGCCTATTGAAACAAATTCAATTTCCCATCCTTGAGATTTGAATTCATTTACAAGAGCAATAGGAGTTGACCACTCTTCGTTTTCATATGCATATATAAAAGTTATTTTCATAAACTATTGATATAATCTTTTAACTTATCATTTGGTGTCCATCCCAATCTTTCAAGTGAATCATTATTTTCTCGTAATGTTTCTCTATAATTTCCCTTTTGGTCGGGTATATGTAATTTATCTACTCCAAATTTATCTTTAAACATTTGATATACTTCGTTTATAGAATAGTTTATTCCAGTACCAAATTCCCATGCATCTTCGTGTTTTTCTGAACTTGTTCCAATTTTATATAATCCATCTACAATATCATTTACATGAGTAAAATCTCTTCTTTGTTCTCCATCACCTACGATAGTAATAGGTAATCCATCTCTAACTTGTCTTCTCCAAATACCAATTACTGCAGCCCAATCTCCATCTACTATTTCATCAGGACCATAAACATTATAAAATCTACAAATTTCAACATCTAAATTGTAAACCTTTTTATATAATTTAAAAATTTCTTCACCCATGTGTTTAAAACACGCATAAGGTGATTGATATGGATTGTGCCATCTTGAAGATGAACCTGAATAAATTACTTTTATTCCTTTATTCTTTGCCCATTCAGCAACCATGTGGCAACCATTAGTATTTACTCTAAATGTTTCAATTGGGTCTTCAAATGAAGGTTGAATTCGTGAAAGTGCAGCAAGATGATAAACCAAATCATAATCACCATCTAAATACAATATAGTTTCAATATCACCTTCTATGTATTTTGCACCATCTATATGATTTTCTTTAAAACCTGTCTCATAATTATCCAATGAGTGAACTATGTGTCCTTCATTTAATAATCGTTTGATAAGATTCGTACCTATAAAACCAGCTCCACCTGTTACTAATATTTTCATATAGTTTCGTAAAATTCGTTTTGTTTTTCTTGTCTTTTAATATCTTTTGGGTGATATAAACTCCAATGTTCTTCTGCCGGGAAGTTTGAGAACGTAGTATAACCAGTGATTCGTTCATGAACTTTATTCATCCATTGGACTTCATCGGTTCTTTTATAAATTCTCATTTGATAATCAGGGAAATTCACCCAACCTTTTTCATTTACTCTCCATCCCCATTTAAAAATGTGGTGTTGTGTAATTCCTTCTACCGTATTTACTCTTGGTACAAATACCACATCTACTGGATTTGTTTCCAAAACTTGTGGTAGATATTCAATAAGAGCTTCATGTGGAATTTCATCTGCATCAATTTGAAATACATAATCTTTCGTACAATGTGATTTCAAATTGTTCTTGAATGATGCAAAATCTTTATTTAAAGGAAATGAAATAACCGTATGATTTTTATGCATTTTCTCAACGATTTCAAGATAATCCTTTACTTGTTTTGTAACACTATCTTTATCATATTGAATTACAATCTCATCTTCTTCCCTAATATGTAATTGTAAAAAATTTAATAACTTTGTAAGTTCATCTATTTCATTACAAACTGTAATCGCGTAACTAATACTAATCATGTTTATTGTATATTTTCACCTTGTGTATCATTTGTTTGTGTAGTTGTAATCGAACCATCTCTTTGATTTATTTCATCTTGTATGACATTTCTTTGTTTGGTTGCATTTGAACCTTCACCAAACATTTTTTGTAACATTTCATCTTCAAATCTGATTTCAAACACATTTACAATATCTTTTAATAAATAAACTCTGTAATTTGCTAGTACCGGAGAATATATTTTTGGATTTCGTTTTATGTAATTTTCAAATAGTAGTTTTCCATCTCTTGAAAAAGTTTTTAAAATATCTTCAAGACGAGGATTTGCAGGAATTGGGATTCTTTTATCTCTTAATTTGTTAATAAATTGAGTGAAGTAAATTGGTCTTATATCATTTAATTTAATGCAATGAATTCTGTCAGTACCAATTTTTCCAATTACAAAAACAAGACGAGTTTCTTCTCCAGTCTTGGTAATAGGGTCACTACCCTTGTAGGTAGATATTCTATATATGTTTCTCGGTCTGATTTCATTCCGAGATACACGAACTTCTGGTTTTAGAATTTCTCGATATTGTTTTATGAACGTCATTACAATTTCTTAATTTGTGGAAGAACCAACTCTACTTTTTGTTGTATTTTTACATATTTATCAACTAATTTCTTGAATGATTCTGTCATCTTTTCCAAAGAAAATTTGGTATTAATATTATCACTCAACCCTTTTGATTTTTTAAGATAAGAATCGTAGTTTTTATATGTATCGAATATAACTTGAGCAGCTTTTGAATAATCTACATAGAACCATTTTGATTCTTTTAACAAGAATTGATTTTGTGCTGATTCGTGCACATTTTTCAATTCGCCCTCTAAATAAATAGTATGAGCCTCAGGTAAAAAATCAGTATATCCACTCCAATTTGAAACAATAATTGGTTTTCCAGTTGTAGCAAATTCTGCAAGTGGTCGGCCGTATCCTTCTCCTTTGGTAAATGAAACCATAGCTTTTACTTTACTATCATTGTAAAGTTCATTTAGTTCTGATTCCAACAAATCACCCCATATCAAATGAATAGGAGGACATTTATCACCAAACTCTTTTGTAATTGCATATACTCTATTTGCAATATCTTCTCTCTCACCAACAGAGAACCCTGCGTGAGAGGTTTTTAGGATAAGACCAGGTTGTTTATCCTTTGATAGATTTTTGAATACAGTACAAAATGTTTTAATCATCATACCGGTATCTTTTCTATCATGACCTAAATCTCCACCTAACCAATGTCCTACATAAAGAAAGTTAAAATCAGTATCAACATTTTTCAGTATATCTTTACTTTCTCTTAAATTAACTTTACCATTAAAGATGTTAGTATCAACTCCTTCAAAAAGGACTTCTACCGGAACTTGAACTTGAATATCTCTAATTTTTTGTCCTGTCCTTTTATCAGTTTCTGCAAATGATGTTTTTTCCAAAACTTGTTTAGTAAAGTCTGATGGAACTAAAACCAAATCCATTTGATTACATCCATCGATAAATTCTTTTGGTGCTACGGTAGTTTCTACCCCCGCAGTTACCCCAATATTATATTTACCAACTTTTCTGAATTCATTTGCAACTGATACTTGAACATATACTTCAGGTTGTTGTGTCAATTGAACTGTAATGTTTGATAAAATCTTTTGATGAAATTCATCATTTGGATTTAATTGATTTTGAGGTGTACTACCCCACCGAGTAGGAATAATTTTTATATCAAATTTATCCATTTCAAAAAGAGATTTTAACAAATCTCTTGAATGGTCTCCATAACCTGAACGAGTTGCTACTGGTCCTTGAAATACTAATAATGGTTTACTCATTTTCTTTTTGTTTTTTTCGTAGTTCTTCTTCTTGTCTCAAACATCTTTCAATAGACATTTGAACTAATTTTGTTACATTTTCTAATTTATCTGGTTCGTGTGGTGAGTTATAACATTCAAACTTTACTTGTTCTACTTCGTTATCCACCAAAGCCATCACATGGTAATCTTCATTCAGGGGTCTATTATCATAAATTGCTTTACGAGATACATCCCATTGCTCTGATTTCCAATACCCAGGGAATCGTATTACTAATACTGGTTTACTCATATTACTTTCCAGTTGAACCAAATCCACCTTCACCTCTTTCAGTATCCGATAACTCATCAGCTTCTTCAAACTCAATTGTTGGGTGTGGTATAATCATAATTTGTGCACCTTTATCTCCTACGTTATACTTTGTGGATGAATCTTGCTTTAACCAACTTGTTTTTTTGAATGTTGCTTGTAATTCACCCCTATATCCGCTATCAATTACACCAACAGAATTTGTTAATGCTAAATCATATTTTCTAACAGATGAACGAGGGAATACCAATCCAACAAAACCAAAAGGTATTTCTAAAGCAATACCAAATCCATAAGTAACATCGGTTGTGGTTTCAGATATGATACTTGTTATTGTCAAATCCATTCCAGCATCCCCACTTTTTGCATAAGTGGGAATTACTGCATTAGGATGTAATTTTTTTATTCTTACTTTCATTTTTATTTTAATTTATGAATAGTAAATCTATCTTTTGGTTTCCAATTTTCGAATGTGGTTTCAATACCATCAATTAGTGTTTGACACATATTTTTATGATTCAATCCCATTTCACCCAAAAATTCTTCTCTACCTTTCAAACCAGCAGCCTTTCGTTCTTCAGGTGTTTTATCGTACCAATAACGAATTGCCTCTGCAGTTTCGTAAATGTCTACTTTATCATCAATAATATATGGAGTTGGTACTGAACCTACCATAGATTGAGTTCTTGAGAATACAGGTTTTACCCACTCACCATGAGTTACTTTATCTTCCCACAATCTCCAATCGTGTAGAGAACCGATTTTAATATAATCATCTGCAGTTAGATACTTACCATCAATCTTAAATCCACACTGGTCTTGTAATCCACCGGTAACATTCACAATGATTGGGGTACCTGCCATAACTGATTCTGCAGTTACTAATCCAAATCCTTCATTACCTGCAATGTTAATTGTCACATCTGATAGGTTGTAAATCCAATTCAATTGTTGTTGATTGATTCTATTTGCAGAGAACTTAATATCACAGCCAGGTGCAATAGTTTCTGCTACTTTAAACAAATCAGTACCATTTTGGTCAATAGGTGCAGTATGCATTACCAAACAAACTTTATCTTTATCTTCTTCAGGTAATCCATCTACAAACATTTTAAATGCCCAGATTACATCAGATGGTTGTTTTCTTTTGATATTTCGATTCATCCAAAATAGAACGAACTTGTAATCTTTATTACCAAAAAATTCTTTTTTAAAATCTTCGGGTACTTCAGTTGGTTTAAATGTTTCTGAATTGATACCATGTGGTACATAGGAAACTTGCCAATCTTGTAATGGGTTATTTGTTGGTGATTCGATTTTACCAACTCGGTTTACAATACCATAAGTTTGTCTTGAAATACAACCCAACCAATCACACGATTCATAATAATCTCTATTATATTTAGGATCTGGTAAATCATCCCAAATGTGATAAAAAAGAATTGGAATGTTTTGTCTAATCTCATGTTCGATTTCGTATAACCATCTCCAATAACGAGGATCGGTAAAGTGTAGAATTGCATCAGGTTGATGTCTCATAATCAACTCTCGTAGAATATTTGCATCACCATATCCACTCCAAGGAATAATTTTTAGAGATGCATCATGAACACCACTCACCTCTCTTGCATCTTGACCCAAATCAATTTCTCTGCCTTTTTCGGGATGTTCTACTGCTGCTCCTAATTGAATCCAATGGTATTTTTCAAAAGTACCAAATACCAATTCTTTTGAAACGGTTGCAATACCAGATGTCATTCTTAAATCATCTGATAATAAAAGAATCTTTTTCTTTTGTTTTTCTTCTGTCATTTATGTAACTTTTATTTTAAAATTGCGAACCACTTGATTGCAGTTCTGTAAATTCATTGATTTTCGTTTGAAACTCTTCTTCTTCGGTATAAAGTTCTAATGAACGATTTACAATCTTTTGTAATGTGATGTTTGAATCAAATGAAACTCTCTTAAATTTTGAGTAAACATCTTTTAAGATCTTTACCGTTGTTAATTTTGTTTCTGCCATAACTCTCCTTTTTATGTATTTTGTATATAAATATATATGAAATACAAAAACGAAAAATTATTGCCAAATTGGACAGAGTTTTCTAGTTTTAAACTCACACCAATTACACGCCTTACCTTTATTTGTTGGAAAATTATCAGTACGAATCAATCCACCATCATCATAAATCGTATCCACGAATTCCATAAACCCTTTCCATGCGAGATTTACCGATGGTTTACCATGTGGGGGAATGAATTTAGAAATACGAGGTACCGTATAATCAGTAGATTCCATAAGTTTTCTTTTTAGAATCTGATATTCTACTTTTACTTTTTCTAATGGTATATCATACTTTTCTGAATAGAACTTTTTGTACAATAACATTTGAGCTGTTTTTACCTTATCTGCCTTTTGATACTTGTTCCACCCACTTGTGGATGTTTTTAAGTCAATAATAATAATCTCACCACTTGAAATATCTTTTAATACAATATCAATAAAACCAACAAAATGCACACCAGGTTTGATTTCTGCATTAAGTGACATTTCTATTGCTACTAACTCAAATCCACTCTTGGTATATAGGTTATCTAATTTGGATTTAAAGTATTGTAGAATCTGTCTACCATCACCATAGAACTCTTCCAACTCTTCACGAGTACACGGAGTTCCTTCGGTTAGTTTTTCTTTTTCTTTGGTGAAATGTTCTACTAACTTATCTTTCAGCATCATTTCCAAATCTAGTTCTAATGCCTGTTTCTTTGTCACACCATACATTACTGATAAAAAATGTTGTATGGTTTCGTGCATTGCAGAACCAAAAATTGTGTGGATGTTTGCAGAACTCTCGCCCAACTTATCAATGTAGTTGAGTTTGAATTGTTGTGGACAAGATGTCCACATTGAGTATTGGGAATAACTTACCTTTGCCATTTATATATCGTTATGTTACAAAGATACAAAAAAAACTTCAGAATACCAAACCTTTAGTTGTTTATTTTTTAGGAATGAGCGAATCAAAATCGACACCTTTCAAAACTGACCAATGTGTTTTATTCATTTCATCTAATACTTTTGTTTTGTTGTATATCTCATCCTCAAAAGAACCATCAAATGAATTAGTAAAATCTATTATTTGTTTAATTTCTCTTTTTGTTTTTTCAGAAAGATTATTTGTTTCACTGCCATTTTCTAAAAATGATGTAATTTTATTTTTTTCAGTTTTTGGTAAAGTGTTTAAAGCAGAAAATGAAGGACCCCATGCGTAATAAAAATCTAAATGATTAGAACTTGTGATGTGTTCTTTATCTAACATATAATTTATAAAATCAAAAATATGATAAACATTCCAAATCGTAGTTGTATATTGAAAATTATAATTCAAACCAGTACTTGGTTCTTGCACATTTTTAGGGTTTGCGTATTTTTTTATAGTGTTTAAATTTTGTTCAAATCGTTTCCAATTCAAACCTGTTCGTTGGTATTCACCCACTTCTTTAATACCATCGCATGAAATTGATAAAAATACTTTATAAAATCCTTTCCATAAATCAATCAAACTTTGTTCATCGTATTTAATTACTGAAAGATTTGTGTTATAATGTATAGATAAACTTCTAGCAGAAAAAAATTCAGTTGCGCTTAATTGAAATTCTTGAATTAGCATAGTATCATGCAAATATTTAAGAACTTCAAAATGTTCTGGCATAATTAAAGGTTCACCTCCTGCAAAGTAAATGCTTTTTATATCTGATAAATGAACTTTTAAATCTTGAGCAATTGTATCGGATACTTTAAGTATTTTTGGATAATCTTTAAGTTGGTGTTCTTCTCGTATCTTTCCATAATCTTCATACCAATTGGATGAAAAATTGTGATTACACATTCTGCATTTAAAATTACACAAATTAGAAAATCTAACATCTAAATGTTGAAATTGTGATGGTACACTATAATCATCATTTACTTTTGGAAAAATCCATAGAGGATTATTATTGAAATCTAATCTAGGAGAATGATTTGTAGTATCTTCTCTTTTATAACATACATCACAAACTTTATTTCGTTTACCCTCCAACATATCTTTACGAAGTTCTTTCATTTGCTCGGAGTTGAAAGCTTCATCAATAGACATTGTTTTAAGATTCAAAGGTTCATCAAATCCACCTGCTATACAACATGGTTTCATTTCACCCTTTGGTTCTGCATACAAATGTACGAATGGTAAAATACAAAAAGTATTACTTTCTGAATTCATTATTTATTTTTAAACTCTTTTGGTAATAATTCTTCACAAATTTCACCACAATCACCACAAAGAAAAACTTCTACCGGAATCAATACATCTTGGGGAGTACCTGCAGCAATCTTTGGTATTTTTAGAAACTTGTTACCATTGATAAAAATTGAACCACCACAATTTTGGCAAGTAATTTCTTTTGCTTGTGATAAATCGATTGTAGGTTGTTTAGGTTGTGGTGGTAATCCTTTACCTCCTAGTAATTGTGCCATAACTTTTATTTTAGTTTAATCGAACCATTGGGAACGATGTGTTTTTACATTTTTTATACCAGTACTTTTAAATACATCGTGTTTCTTTTTTACCTTATTTAGGTATTCTTCTTTATCAAACCCGATTTCTTCATTCTCCTTACCCAACTTATTGAGTTTCTTGAGATCTTCATCATTCAATGATTCTCCTTTAATAGAAGCATCGATAGATGCATATTTTTTTAGTTGATGTGTATTCAAGGGTTTGGTGAATTTTTTTAGATACTCGGCTTTACTATCGATGTAGTCTAAAAATGAATTAAAATCTTCTTCACCGAGTTTATTTAACTCTTCTTCACTTAGTGGATTATTAGAATCGTATTTCATATCTTAAAGTTTATACTACAAATATACGAAATTCTGTCTTAAAATCCAAGTATATTCGATTTTAATTTATTTATAATTGAATTGGCAATAACTTGATGTCCCTCCAAGTTAAAATGACCATCATCTATATGTTTGGTAAATTGTATAGTTAAATCTCGAAGTTTTATGTGATGCATAAATTCAAAACATTCATACTCAACATCATTATATAAAATTGGTATATAATGTTTTGTATATTCGTTTTTTAGAATATCACCCATTTCTTTGTACCAAGAAAAAGCATACCAATCTAAACCTAAATTTTTACATTTTTCTGAGACAGTTATAATTTGGTTTTTAATTAAATCATGAATATTATCAGTTTTATCATCTTTTGGAATTCCTCTGGTGGGTGCTGAAAATTGTACGATTACTCTACTAATATTATTAACGGTCACATACATATTAACATTATCCAAGTGTCTAAAAATTTTATAATTATCCCCACCGTTTTCAAAGTGTGGTGTAATCATTGGTTCGTTTAACTCCTTTGAAACTAAATAAGGAAATGAATTTTTTCGTCTAAATTCATCTGCTTTAAAACCTAATGATTCGAACCGTTTTTTACTTTCTAAAAAATTTCTACAATCATCCCAACTCCAACCCTCATTTTCAACCAAATGATAATATTGAAGTCCTTGACCCCATGTAAAACTATCACCTAAAAATAAAATCATATAACTTTTAATTTAAATTTATTTTTTCCAGTATCCTACATCATTTCTAAACCAATCAATATTATTTTTGTTTGAATAAGTTAAAATAATATTTTTTATAAATGATAAGTTTCCCATTTTTTTAAATCTTCTATCATCCTGACCAATATACTTATCAAGTATTTTAAATCTTGACCTTGGTATTTGTTTACTTAACCAAAAATCTTCTGAGTTTTGTATTGTTTCATCAAAACCACCTAATTCATAAAATTTATGTTTTGATATGAAAAAATAACAACCGGTACAAAAAGTGGGTGACATTATTTTTCTTATAATTTCAAACACTTTCCAAGTTAACCAAGGTTTAATACCTTTCACGGTAGATTTTTGTTTACATCCAATTATATCAAAATCAAATGCATTATTTAAAGTTTCAGATATTGTATCGGAATCCAATAATACAGAATCTGCATCTAAAAATAAAATAAAAGGAGTTCTAACAAGTTCTGCTCCTTTGTTTCTACCATAGGCTACACTACCACCTGTTCGGATTTCTATCTCTAAATTTTCAAAATCGTTATTGGCTTTGGATATGTGTTCTAATGTCTTATCAGTTGAATTAGCATCACAAATAATTACACGAATTTTTGTATGTAGATTCTGTCTTGATAAATACCATAGTGTGTTGTAGATGTACCGTTCTTCATTATAAGATGGTATTACTACCGTAAATAATTCTGATGTATGCATAATAAAGAGGGGAGGGTTTACTCCTCCCCCTCATTTATAAATATCTACTTAATTAATTAAATGTATATCTCAACCCGAATTGCATTCTCCAAACATCGGATACACCTACCGTAGGTCTATATGTTTGTGATACCAAATCAGTGCCAAAGTTTCTCATTCTAAATTGAGGTCTTCCATCTGCACTTGCAGGTCCGCCTTGTGCTGAAGATGGAACAACTAATGGTTGTGTTGTATTAAATGTTTGTCCAATACCCCATTCTGAATTCAACAAGTTACCCAAGTTAAGAACATCGACTCTGAATTCCAAAGCGTTTTTCTTTCCTTTGATGTTGGTGAATAATTGTTGTGCAAATGCCAAATCAGCTCTATAAACCATCGGCATAATTACCGCACCTCTTTCAGCATATTCACCTCGATTTGCACTTAGATACTTATCTTGTTGAATATACGCTTCCCATGCATTAGCTTGTTCTGCTGCAGTGAATGTTTTTCCATTAGCAGTGAATTGTTGGAAGTTCATTTGGTCCTTACTCTTTGGAATAAAGATAAGGTCATTAGCAGTACCACCATCATTATTCAAATCACCACCATATACATAACTGGCGTTTCCAAGAGTTCTACCTTCCCAAAATACTGAAATTGATGTGTTTCCGAATTTGAAGAAATCTTTGGAATAACTTGCAGTACCGAATACTCTATGACCCATGAAGTTGGAAGAGAATCCAAGACCAGGATTATTAGGGTCTTGAGAAATTGGATTACCAAACCAAGTACCAGCTGCAATGGAACCAGGGTCTACTGTGTTTTTAGTTTCACCATAACTATATGCTCCTTTAACAAATAATCCATTCGTGAAAGGTCTTTCCAATGAGAAAGATGCAACCCAAGAATATCCAACTGCTTGATTAGAAAGAGTTACAGCGTTAGGGATTTTAGAATTAATTCTATTACTTGAATTCCATCTATATCTACTATCAGGACCAGTAAAGTTAGATTGTGCCACTGGTAGGTTTGCGTTATAATATGCAACACCATTAACATCTGAACTATAAATGAACTCGCCAGTTGCAATAATACCTAAAGGTAGTTTTTGGTCAACTGCAACATTCGTTCTCCAAACTTGTGGAAATCTAAAGTTTGATTCAGTTAATGCCAATTCGTATGAAGATGCTGGATTGCCAGTCACCGTTGTTGGTTTGTAAGTATCTGGATTTGGATTGAATGGTCGAGTAGTGGTGTTATCCAACTGAGCAAAACCTGTTAAGATACCATTGTTACCCACCTGATTTGAAATCCATACATAAGCAGGTCTACCTGTGAATACACCAGAACCTCCTCTGAATTGAGTCTTTTGGTTATTAAATACATCCCAATTGAAACCTACTCGTGGAGACCATAGAATGTTTGCCTCTGGTAGTTGGTCTGTTCTGAAGTTAACAAATCTACCATCTGCGTTTCTGAAATTCATAGTTTCAACTTCTGTGTTTCTTAATGCAGTTGCCCCGAAGTATGGAATATCAAATCTCAAACCTGCAGTAAGTTTAAGGTTTGTTCTTGCCTGAAATTCATCTTGAGCGTAAAGACCGAAGTAATCAACTTCTAGTGGTTGAACTGGTTTTTCGGAACCAGGAATGTTATTCCATCTTACTTGAAATCTTCTCAAGTTTACTCCTGAAGGAGTTTTGTTCTCATTTGTCAAGAAGTTGTTTGCATCTTTGTAGAAATCATCCAAAGAGTTATACACATAAACTGATTGAGAACCCGGAAAGAACACGTTTTCAGATTGGTATTTTTCATAGGTACCACCTGCAGTAATTGTGTGATTTCCAGCAAAGATTTGAAGATTGTTTTGAACTTGGAAAGTTTTGTATCTAAGTTCGTTGTTCGGAGTAAATGGTTCAAATCCAAATGAAGTATAAGTTGCTCCATTATTTAGAATATCCACCATAGGGAAGAATTCACCCTTGTAACCACGAGATTCATCTTGGTAAGTATAACCAACAATCAAGTTGTTTGTTACATTCGTTCCAATTCTTGAGTTCAACTCACCAACCACAGAACGAATGTTTTCCATAATGCTGTAGTTCGAGTTTTGGAAGTTCAATGCTTCGGGTCTGAAGTTTCTATTACCAAAACCTAATGAAGAAGAACCTGACATCAAGACATCAGTAGACGAATCTAAATGATTATATCGTACAGTAAATTTATTTTTATCGTTGATGTTATAATCAAATTTCACCAAGAATTTGGTTGAAAGAGTTTCATTATCATAATCTTGGAATGGTCCAGTTTCATAACCAAACTTATCACTCAAAAATCCACTCAAAGTATTCAAATCAGATGCTAGAACTCGTGTCACATTACCAGTGATTGGTTCACTACCATTGTTTGCTCTCCAAGTTGTGCCTGGTCTTGATTCTTGGTCATCTTCGAATGATGCGAAGAAGAATAGTTTATTTTTTACAATTGGACCACCAACTCGGAAACCTTGTTGTTTGTAAGTGAAATCACCTGGATTAAATGTATTTACACCAGCCTTAGTACCTACATTGTTGTTGTTTCGCCAGAAATAGTAAGCAGAACCTACAAATTCATTTGTACCACTTCTTGTTACGGTGTTTACACCTGCACCAGTAAAGTTACCTTGTCTAACATCGTAAGGTGCTACGTTTACCGAAATTTGGTCAATAGCATCCAAAGAGATTGGAGATACACCAGTTCTACCACCTGGATTAGAACCACTTCCAAGACCGAATGAGTTGTTGAAATAAGAACCATCTACGGTAATGTTATTCAATCTACCATCTTGTCCTGCAAATGATTGGCCATTGGATTGTGGAGTTAATCTTGTGAAATCGTTAATACTACGAGAAATAGTTGGCAATCTATTCAAGTTTTGATTTGTGATACCAGTGGAGGCACCAGTTCGTTCGGAACTAAATACTGGATTTTTTTCACCTACTACAATCACTTCTTTCAAATCAGAAGTTTCGGTAAGTAAACTAAAATCAACATTTGTGGTTACACCCAAACTCAAAAATACTCCATCTACTTTGGATACCGAGTAACCAATAAAAGATGTAGATAATGAATAAGGACCACCAATCCTCACATTTGGGATAAAATATCTACCTTCGGAATTAGATACTGTATTGTACTTTGTTCCAGAAGGTGTGTGAATTGCAGTAATTACTGCTCCGGGTAGAGATTCACCTTCGTTTGAACCAACTTTACCCGAAATACTAGCCGTTGTTACCCCTTGTGAATAAGCCGTGAGACTTAGAAACATAGTAAGTAAAGTAACAAAACTAAACTTCATTAAGTTTTTTAATTTGTTTTTCATACTTTTTTCTTTTTTAAAATTAAACATAACATTTTACTTTACAAAAGATGTGGTTTTGCTTCATTAATTCCTGAGTTAGTCACAACAACATATTTGGGTTTGAATTCTTCAAGATTTCTTGCCCCACCATAAGATAATGCAGATTTAACACCATCCAACAATCCATTTACAATAAACTTCACACCACCCTTGTATGGAATTGTTGTTGATTCTCCCTCCACATTTCTCACTTGCTGTCCGTTAACTACTTTGGTTTCCAATGATGCCGAACCACGATATCTTTTATAGAGACCTTTTGGAGTTTCAATTATTTGACCAGGTGCTTCTTCTGTGCCTGCCAATAATGAACCCAACATTACAGAACTTGCTCCCAATGCTAGTGCCTTAGAAATATCACCACTTGTTCTAATTCCCCCATCTGCCATAATTGGAGTTTTAGCAACTTTGATAATTTCTTCCAAGCAACTAACATTTGGTACTCCAAAACCTGTTTTTATTCTTGTTGTACAAAGTGAACCCCCACCGATGCCAACTCTTAACCCATCTGCTCCTGCTTTTTCCAAATCTATTGCAGCTTGGGCAGTAGCGATGTTACCGGCGATGATATCAACTTTCTCATCAAGATTTTCTTTACACCACTTTATCATGTCTATAACATTTTTGTGGTGACCATGAGCAACATCAATCACTAAAATGTTGGCTCCACTTTCTACCAATGATTTGGCTCGTTCTTTATCCAATTCCGATACTCCTATTGCAGCCATGATTGGAATCAGATTAATTTCGGCATGCCAATCATCGTACATTACACCCCACTCTTCGAAAGGTCCTCCGAACCCTTCTCCGTATATTCTTTGATATAATGATTTTACTACTCGTGATTGTTCTTCGATACTCATAAATCTATGAATACAACCAACTCCACCCATTAAAAATATTTTGAACGCCATTTCTTCTCCACACACTGTATCCATAGGGGATGCAACAAGTGGATTTAAAAGACCGTATCTTCGAGATACGAGAGTGTTAAGATTGATTTGTGTTCTGGAGGGAATATGAGAATATTGTGGTACTAATTGGATGTCATCGTAAGTAAGATGATAATTCATATAACTTGTATTTTAATCGTGATTTTCAGTTAACAACTTTTTCTCTGATGTTGGTGTTGAATCCACATTTGCAGTTGTTGTTGTATAGTAATAAGGATTTGGATGTCCTTTACCATCAACATAAGGTGGGTGGATATTATAGTTCGGTTCATCATTAACCTTTGCCAATGTATCTTTTAATGCATCCCATTGTTTGGGTGTTATATTATATTCATGTACTCCTTGAGTAAATCCTTGTAACCAAAGGACGAATTCTTTTGATGTCATTACTTTAAAATTCCAATTAGTTCATGTTCTCTGAATAATAAGTATTCATCATCACCCAATTTCAGTTTATTAGTTGCCTCATCTTTTGAATAAAGAACTTTATCACCAACACTCACACTCATTGGAATTGAATTACCAGTTTGAGAAAATAACCCAGTACCAACTGCAACAACTTCTCCTACAATTTTTTGTCCTCTACTGATTGAATCGTTAAGAATCAATCCTCCTTTTGATTTTTGTTCTACTTGTTCTGGTTTTACCAAAACTCTATCACCAAGTGGTTTAAAATTTGTTTCCATATTATATATTTAATTTTAGTTTTGTAATTTGTTTTGTTTCAATACCGTAAGTTTCACACAATTCTTTTATCCATTCTCTACCTTTACGAGTATTGTATAAGATTTTCAAATACTCTTCTGATTGTAATGTATTTGTCTCATAATGTTTTGAAACTAATTCTACTAACCATTTCTCATACGAATCTTCACCCTTTGCCTTCATGTACTTCAAATACGCCCTTGTTTTTGGTAAAAGGTCAATCAGAGCAAGATAACAAGCCTTAGGTGGTACTTCTTGAAGATGTGGTTGTAGTTGTGCAATCATACCAACCCAATCAGGATTCATCGAAAGGAATCGGAATATCATATAATTCGACCATGTTTTTTTATCCGATTCATCTAACTTATCCCAATACTTTTTATCTTGTTCTTGGGTTACTGCCTTGATATGGTCAAAGAGTGTTTTTGCCATTACAATAATGAATTTATTTCTATCAAACATCCTGCCATAGCGATTTCTTTATCTATGGAATGGAAATGATTTGTTTGTCCTTGTGATAACGCTAGAATAACATTTGCTGTATTACTTGGTGCGTATTCATCTACTTTATCATACAACAAAGTAAATAATTCAGTAAAATCAGTTACTCTACTATCGATTAAGGTTTGTCTCAATTTCATATAACGATTTCTTACATCATCTTTGGATTTAAGAATATCCAAGATTTTCATTTTGTAATCGTTTTCCAATAGATTTTGGACATCTACTTTCAATTCTCCTTTATGGGAGTTTAATTGACAAGTATTAATAACTTTACGAATATCAGGATAACCTGCATCAATAATAGGAACTAAATCTTTTGGCTCAAACTTTACATTTTCTGATTTAAGAATCTTTGAGATTTGAATCGCAACATCTTTTTTAGTTGGAGGTACGATTTGGAAAGTTTGACAACGAGATTGAATTGGTTCAATTACTTTTTCTACATAATTACAAGTTAAGATAAACCTGCAATGTTTAGAGAATGTTTCCATCAAGTTTCTCAAAATTGCCTGAGCATTCTGAGACATATAATCAAACTCATCAAGAATAACAATTTTCATTGGTTTGAATCCAATGGTTGATGCGAAACCTTTTACTTTGTTTCTTACCATATCCACATTGTTTTCATCCGATGCGTTAATGATGATATGGTCACACTCAATAGAATTTACTATTAGTTTAGCAAGTGTAGTTTTACCAGTACCTGCTCTACCATAAAGAAGTAGGTGGGGAACGTCACCACTTTCAATGTAACCTTTTACTTTATCCTTTAGATGTTCGTTCCCCACATAGTTTTCCAATAAGGTTGGACGATATTTCTCCACCCACAAACTATTATCTACTTTTTTATTATCGTTATTATCTGAAAAGAATGCCATTTTAATTATTTTTTATGAAATACAAATATTGGTTCGAACTTATACGCTTTACCATTATGAATTACTGAATTTTTAATACCCGATTTTGATGGGTCTAATCCAACCATTCTAGTCATCAACATTTTTAATTTACCCTTATATTCGCATCCTAATTCGGTTAGAATATCAATAGAATCTTGTTCCAATGGATAATACGTGTTGGAACCAATTTTAATATCTGCAATGTTCCAAAGTACATACCTATCATTTTTAAGGTATTCGTAAATGGTAGTTAATGTAGGACGGAGGAAATTCTCTTTCCAATCTTCATACTCACCATACGCTTTGAATGATTGTTTCTCATCTTGAGAATATTGTTCTCGATTAAAATATGGTGGAGATGTAAATGCTAAATCCAACTTACCTTTATACTTTTGGAACTTTGGATTGTGTTGAATTAGTTCCGAACCATCTTGGAATAACTCGTAAGTATTTCCTTGTTTTTTTACATCAAAGAATTTAATTAACGAATCTGAAAAATCATCTACACACTTTTTATTGTAAAAATCTGCAACATATTCATATCGAGATATACCAAGTTCGGGTATAAAATTATCAGGATTTGGGTCGGTTCCCACATAATGAGTTTTCTTTCTACTACTCATTGCACCAAGTATTCTACCACCCCATCCTGAAGATGAATCATAAATATGTAGTGGTTCATTTTGTTCGATGTGATTAGTATAATTTTCGTAAATCCACTTTGCAGTTAACGCAGGAAAATTCACAGCAGGTTGTCCACATGATAATCGGAATACTTGAAGAATCTTTGGAAAAATTCCATCAGTTTTATCATACCAACGAATTAGATAATGATAATTTTTTCGAGTACCATCTGCCAATTCATAGTAATCAGGAACATCACCCACATTTGCAAGTTGGGTTTGATTTAAATAACCGTTATCTCTTAACTCTCTAATTTGAGTCCCTGATAAATAAAGATTACCAAATCCAACATACTCTGCGTTGAATGTACCATAATTACCTAATGTCTCTTCTTTTACTCTTGCAAGGACAATATCTGAATTACTCCATTCACCGTTAAAGATTTTACCGTCATGTGCTTCTTTAATAAAAGTATATCCATCTTGTCCATCCCAAAAAGGATTTTCATCTTTCTTGTTGATAATAGAACGAGACCAAGAATACATAGAATCTCTCTTCACTGCTCGTTTCATGATCTTTACAAAAGTTTCTTCAAGTTCGGGGTCAGCAAAGTGGTCATAGATACTCAAACCTCCATCGGCAGATTTACCAATAGAGATTTTAGTTTTCAACATGGTTGGAAAAAATTGATTCACAACCGATGCATCTTTGTTGAAGTTTTGGATAATACCTAATGAGTCAACATCATCACTCAAATCTTTTTCCCAATACTCTGCAGGGTTTGATTTAAGTTTCTTGAATGAATCAATAATACCTTCTTCATCCCTACCGATAACTGGTGGTGTACCACTTACATCCCATTGCTCAGTCACTTCTTTACGAAGAAGTTTAGCCCAAGACACAAACTCATCATCGGTCATTTCTAACAACCGATGATAAGTAGTGTTGGATTTAAACTCAGAAAATTTACTTCGTTCGTAAAAGTACTTCATTAGGATTGAATCTCTACAAGGTAGTAATCAGAAGTATACTGGTCAATTTCAAAGTGGATATGAGAAAGACCTTGTGTTGAAATATTCAAAGTTGCATCAGATGCTTCTTTGTTAGCCACAAGAATTTCTTTAAGATAAGTTGCTGAGAATGAGATTGGTTCTACATCACCATTACACTCACAATCTACATCAATAGAAATTCGGTTAGTGTTGATGTTGGAATGACCTAAAATAATCTGTCCTTTACCACCCTTACAAGTAAAAGTAAAGTTGTTCTCATCTGCAAGAGCACCCTTTGCTCGGATAAAAGTATTGATGAAAGTAGAATCCAATTTAATCTTTACATCAAAGTTTGGAAGCTGTTTCAAATCAGGTACATTTGGAATAACCGAAAGGTCTGCCAACATATAGTTTACTGAAGTTGATTTATCCTTGAACTTTAAAGAAACTGCCTTACCTTCAATATCTTGGATTGCGAAATCTACACCATCTCCAAGAACTGATAGCATTTTGGTTAGTTTTGTAGTATCATATACACCCAAAGTTGCATCTGAACCATCAAATTCTTTCATACTTACCGAACCCAAAACTGATTTGTCATCGGAGATAAAAGATGTTGAAAGAGAACCATCTTTTGATTCCCATTTTACTGATTCAACCAAACCAGCAAGAGTGTACTTTTGTACGAAACGATTTAATTTTTGTTTTTCCATTGTTATTTATTTTAAATTTAGTCAAAGATACGAAAAAAATCTGAGTATACCAAAAATTTTTCATTTTTATTTTACATCATTTGTGGCATCATCGGAAATTTTGGTTTTTCCTCTGGTTTATCTACCACCATACATTCAGTTGTCAAAATCATACCAACTACCGAAGTTGCATTTTGGATTGCTTCTCTTGTCACTTTCTTTGGGTCAATGATTCCACTTTGGAACATATCTACAAATTCTTGTGTCTTTGCATCGAATCCCATATTTTCACCACCATCTACATCAAAATGAGTAAATAGTGATTGAATAATTTCTTCAGATTCTAAACCAGCATTTTCCAAGATTTGTGTAATTGGGGCTTGTAATGCAAATTGAATTACTTTAACACCATTCAATTCAGCCGAACCCAAAGTTTCAGTATCCATTAAGTTTTGAATCTTATCAGAACATTTTAGTAGAGCAACTCCACCACCTACAACAATACCTTCTGCAATTGCAGCTCGGGTTGCCTGAAGAGCATCATCTACTCTATCTTTCTTTTCTTTCAATTCTACCTCTGAACCGGCACCAATGTAAAGAACTGCAACACCACCTGATAACTTAGCCAATCTTTCTTGAAGTTTTTCTCTATCGTAATCCGATGTAGTGTTTTCGATTTCATTTTTGATTTGTTGGATTCTCTGTGAGATGTTTTCGGTAGAGCCTGAACCATTTACAATAGTAGTAGAATCTTTTCCTACGGTTACTTTCTCTGCTGTACCCAAATCATCCAAAGTCACCTCACTCAACTTGTATCCAGTTTCAGGAGTGATAAAAGTTCCACCAGTTAGGATTGCAATATCTTCCAACATAGCCTTTTTTCTATCCCCAAATGCAGGTGCCTTAACACACACCGTACTCAACAACCCTCGGAGTTTATTGACTACCAAAGTTCCCAAGATTTCAGCATCTACATCATCAGCGATAATCAAGAGTGAACGAGATTGTTGTGAGATTCCTTCAAGTAGTGGAAGAATATCATTCATATTGGAAACTCTGCCATCGTAGGTTAGAATATAAGGATTTTCCAACACTGCAGTCATCTTATCTTGATTAGTCACAAAGTGAGAGGACATATATCCTTTATCGAATTGCATACCTTCTACCAGTTCCATTGAGGTTTCCAGCCCTTTGGATTCTTCAACCGTAATAACTCCATCAGTTCCAACCTTTTCGAATGCATCTGCAATCAAATCACCAATAGTAGAATCGTTGTTTGCTGATATTGTTGCTACTTGTTTGATTTTTTCTTTATTAGAACCAACAACTACTGCTTGTTTTTCCAATTCTTCTACCACAACTTTAACTGCTTTATCCATACCTCTTTTAAGGTAGATTGGATTGGTTCCTTCATTGACGAACTCAAACCCTTTCTTAGCAATTGATTGTGCGAGAACGGTTGCAGTAGTTGTACCATCACCAGCAGAATCTGCAGTTCGTTGGGATACTTCTTTTACAAGTTGAGCACCCATGTTTTCAAATACATCTTCTAATTCGATTTCTTTTGCTACCGATACCCCATCTTTTGTAATATGGGGTGAACCGGCTTTCTTTTGAAGTAGAACATTTCTACCTGCAGGCCCAAGAGTGACCTTAACTGCATCAGCGAGAGTATCTAAACCCTTTTTTAATGATTCCCTTGCTTCGGAATCGAACTTTAATTGTTTTGCCATAACTTTTATTTTAATTTATTATTTAGTTTGTATATTACATACCCCATACCAATATGGGATATACTGACATATTGTCATATTATTTTACAAAGATACGAAAAAGATTTCATTTATCCAAAAAATTCACCTAATTTAATTTCGGTTAGTGATGAAGTTGATGGAGTACCATCAAATCGGTAATGATAAGTTAAAGCATCAGCACATACTATATTTCTATCAAGTATATCCAAAATTTCTTGTGTTGGATTTGAACCTGCTAATCTTTCTTTACATAACTTTACATTATCTTCCATCAGTTCTACCCCATAAGTTGTAGAAAGTGCTTGTTCTAGGGTACAGCCACTTCTTTCCATTTTTCGTATTACTACTTCTGAAAGGAATTGGCCATCACCACATGAGGGATCTAAGAATGTTTTATTTGGATTTTGGAATAATTCTAAATTGGATTCTTCTAACTTATCCAACATTTCTTGTACCAATTGGGTAGGAGTAAATACTTCGGCAGTTTCTTTTACTCTGAGTTTATCTCTTTGTATACCACTCATATAGGAGTGATTTCTACTATGTTCTATAAAATTATCCAACATAGTTTTCGATATAATCTATTTCTTCTTGAGTTAAATCATATAAATTATAAATAAAATCATCAGAATCTTTAATAGGAGATGAAGGCATTGGTATATTATTTATAAATCCAAGTGTGATGAATGGACTAGTTGAATAACAAATATATAAAAAAGAGAATAATTTTGAATTAAGTAAAATTTGTTTTTCATATGAACGAATTGTATCAGTATAATCTGCATTAAGTTTAATATCAAATAAATCATTAACAATCAATGCATTAAAATATTTATTTCTATTCATTCTTCGTACAAATACGGAGTCTTTTGGGACAGGAGCAACATCTCGTTTGAATGTAAAATTAGAAGTGGAAGTTATACCATATATTTTTTGAATAATATTCAAACTTATATTAGACATATTACCTAATGGTATTAGAGTACTGCCATCGTATTTTATATTTGCATAAAATTCCTCTGTGTCTGTTTTTACCAAGGTATGTGTATTAGAATTATTTTTAGACATTATATACCAACAAAACGTAGAACCGACATTAAAATATTTTTTTGCAGTAGTATTAAAATATTCTATAAAAGCACCATCCATGCAATGTATTTTATCTTTTAAAAAAGTTGGTGGATTTACATACATTAATTTACCATTAGATTTAATTAATTCAATACCTTTGGTGATAAAATGTGGATATAGGTGACTCTGACCTAATTGAACACCACTACTCTGAAATGGTGGATTTCCAAGTACTACATCAAATTCCATATTTAATTTTAAATTTAAAAAGTTTTCGTTATATACATTAACGAAACCAAGTTTTTTAAGTATATCATAGTTCACTCGTGAAATATCTACCATAAATATCATATTTTCTAAAATCCACTTTGAATCATGATACTTTAAAAGTCTATCATATAAAACAACACCAAAAGTACCAGTTCCAGCACAAGGATCAAGAAATTTACTATTCGGATTTTTGAATATTTCTTCATCTAAGTATGATATCATTTCTTCTGCCAACTTTATATTAGTTGGTGACGTTGCCCCCTTTGAAAAGAAGGAGAGTTTTACGAATTTAGAATGGTCTTCTTTAAGGTTTATCATACTTTTATATTTTTAACTCCTCAAATATAATAAAAATATTTGATATTTCCTACTAGTTTACAAGAAATAATTGATTTGTCTTGGATTAATAATACCACGATTAATTAGTAACTCAAAAGTAGATTTTCCAACTTTACAAACTTCTTCAAGTGATTCGGTTGGTACATTGTTAAGAATATCTTGAAGTGTCTTTTGTCCATATAAAGACGCCAATAAAGGAAGTGGAGCAATGATACCAACAATATTTTTGATTGCTTTCATCAACCCATCTTTTTCTTTCTTAGTCATATCTTTTTTAAGACCTCGATGTTTATAGTTTTTACCACTTTCCATTTCATTTGTATTCATTTCCGATTTTACTACTTGTTTGGTGTATGTTTTAAGACCTGAAAAATCAGAAATGATGTCCTCATCAACTCTGTTGAAGTTAATCCAGTTGTTATAAGTCTTTGTTAAAGTGGCAGCTCTATAATCACCTTTGTTGATTTGTTCAAGTATCTCACTCACATCTACCAACTTTGGTTGAGGACCATCTCCTATTCTATAAACATTGTTACAATCAATCCACTCTTTCAATACCGTTTGTGAATCATCTCGATTCTCATTAGATGCTTGAGCATTTGCAATCTCAAATACCATTTGAAATGCTCGTTCTGGTGAAAAGTCAAACACATAACCAAATTCTTTACCTCCCATAGGAGATGCAACTCTAAAGATAAACTGAAAGTATTTTTCAAGTGATTCGGTATCAGAAAGAATCAAACAACCATTCCAAGGTTTAACGGTTGTACCTTCAATGAATCGGCCGATTGTCAATGTAATTGTTTTTTCGTTCGAAATAATTGCATTGTGGACATCATCAATATCTTTGGTTTCATCACCCGATGCAACAATCACTTTATATTCGGGAGCAACTTGGTTAATCATTCTACCAACTGCTTTAGCGGTTGCAACTGAATCAGGTAACAACCAAACTGTGTGATTTAAATTTCCTTCACAAAATCTAAAAGGTGAGTATTTCGATTTGTTGTTACTCTTTCCAAGTACGTCTGAAATAAAATCATGAGCATCTCCACCAAAAACAAATGTACCATCATCATTGGTTGCTAGTAATTTGGTAATCGTGAATTGTTCTTCATCGGTATAATTTGGATTGTTTTTGTAACAGTCATCAACCTGGGGAATAAAAGTTTTGAGAGTTACTGAATCATTTTCAATTCCATTCTCAATATCAAGTCTCTTATCAATTTGTTGCTCGGTATATCCATAGAAGTAACTATTTAAAGGAGTAAATCCTCTTGAAACAATAGTCTTGTATGGGGTACCCGAAACAAAAGTTTTGTGCTCAATTGATAATTCATCTACTAAATCATTAAAGTTTTTGGTATCAGTACCAGAGTGACACTCATCAATAAACACATCTCTAAAAGTGAGTGATTTTAGAAAATTTCTAGTTTTCTTTCGTTTCTTGTTTTGTGCAAGTTGAGTTGATACTGCGATGATTGTAACTTTATCTGGATTAAGTGTTATTTTATCACCATCTGTTGTATCTTTAAGTAAAAGATAATCAAAGTCTTTAAAGTAAATGTGATTCTTAATATCGTTTCTTAATGTATCAAAAACACCAGGTTTGGCAGTCAGTACCATAAGTACATCCCCCTTCTTTAAGAATCCTTGTTTAAGAAGATGATAATTTGAAGTCAACCAAGCAAAGTTTTTACCATATCTCATGATAGCACCCAAAAGAAATTGGTTTCCACCACTTAATCGGTGAGGCAGAAATTTATCTATAAAATTTTGTTGTCTTTTTCGAGGCGAAAATGTGAAAATTCTATCCCCATCCTTGTATAATTCGGATGAAACTTCTTTTGTAATTATATCAAGTGAAGTCATAAAGGTTTCTTTACCTTTACCATTAATCACTTGTTCTCCAATTCTAACATTTACTTTTTGTTCAATCTCAAAAGGAGTGCCAACTTCTAATTCATCATTACCGAAATGAAGAACCCATAGAATAACAACAGGTTCGTTAATCCATGTGTAACTATCAATTGTTTCTTGGGGAGTAGTACCATACTTTGCCTGTGTCCCAAATTGTCCAAATTTAATCGGATGAAGTTTATTTGGGTCAAGTAACATGAGTTTGTATTGAGATTCGGTTACCCATGCATATAAACCTCGGCCTTTTTTTCTAAAAACTTCAAGTTGAGATGTTGGAAGTGATGTCATTATATTCCATCCACCTTGATTATTTTTAAGAATGCCTATCAAACTTGATTTTTTTTTCATTTCTCTTTTATTGTTTAGTGTTTATCTCTCATTACCTTACAAAGATACGAAAAATAGCCTAGAATTCAAAATATTTATTCAATTATTTTCTTAAAAACTGAAAAACTTTTCAGCCGTTCGTTGTTCTGATACTACATCTCCCCAACCTACTGCCGTAAAGAAATCTTGAAGTTTACCTTTTAACTCTGCTTCGAAAATTCTATTATGGTCTACATAGGTATTGATAAAATCTATAATCTCGGGTGGGTCTTGATACCCAGTAAATGCTAGACCATCCAATCCCAATGGGTTATTTTTAAGATATACCCATTTTACTTTATCACCATTACCCATTGGAGAGTATTTAAATGGTGCTTCAAAATGTTTTAAACAATCATTATATGCAATTGCTGCTTTGACGTGAGCAGGAGTTCCTTTTTCAACTTGGAAAGGTTGTCTTTTCTTACCCATGTATTTAGTAAGTTCTTTTACTGCCGAGTTTTTAGCAATATCTTTTATCTCATATTCTGTCATTTTCTTTTTGAACGCCAGAACTTTATCGGAGATTTCGGTTTCAGTTTCACCTCGTAGAATCGAAATAAGAACCTCTGCCATGATTTCTTGGAACGCCTTGGGGAATGATGACCGTTTAACATCCAATCCCTTCACATCCAATTTATCCATTGGTACGCCGTTATTCATGATAATCCATTGTGCATATCTTTTCTTTGCTACCCAAAGACCAGATTTTGCAACGAATTCCTTTTTAATTTCAAATCGGTGTTTATCTGCAGGTACATTAAATACTTTTACCGAAAGTATATTGTAGAAATTGTTTAAGTAATCTTGAACTTCTCCTGCAATACCATCTACATAACCTGCGATTGTATCTTGTTCTTCATTTCTCCAATTCGGGAATCTTTTTTCCATCAGGGGAACTGCGGAAAAGAACACAGAATCAGTATCAATATAAATGTTGGAATCTACATCTTTTGTACCCAACTCCTTGTTATACTTGATATTTGCCATATCAGCAGTTGATTTAATAACTGTTTGACCAGTTAGGGTTACTGCTTCTGCATTATCAATATCATAGAATCTAAATGCAGGTAATCCTAATACTCCATATAGAGAGTTCAACAAAATCTTTTGAACCAATTGTCTCTTAGCATAGAAAGCGTATTTTTCCATATCACCTTCTTTACCGTATTTCTTTTCCAACTTTCGGAATTCAACTCGTTGGTTAAACCACAAATCAAGAATACCTGGAATACATCCAACCTTATCTGATGAATATAAAACTCCATTCGATGCAATTCTATATTCGGATTCATCTAAATACTTTCGTAGATTTTCTTTACTGATTCTTTCTTCACCAAGTTGGTAATAATCAACTTCACCTTTCATGAACTTATTTGCATCCCAATTTTGAATCTTACCAATTTTAGTTTCAGGTGAGATATTCAATGTCATAATGATGGATGGATATAGAGATGTTAAATCCAAATCATAAATCCAATCGTATTTACCCACAATTGGGTCTTTCACATACGCACCGATAAACTTTTCTTGGTCATTATCACGAAGAGCTTGCATTCTTTCCTGTCTATCCGCAGGTTTGTTCGGTGCTACTAAATTCTTTCTGCGAAGATATGTCAACATTGCACCTTCCAAATACTTGGAGGAATACACAAAATCTTCATAAGGAACGTGACCTGCGTGGCAGATACCCCTACACAAATCGATAAATTGTAATTTCTTATCGAACCCAACTACCAACTCAACATCGACTAAGTTATACTCAATAAACTTTTCAATATCATCTCTGAATAATTGGTCAAGATTACCTTGATATTCTATTTTACCTCTACCCAATTCAATTTGAGCAACGGTATCCAATCGGTAGTTTGGTAATTCACCATAGTTGTATTTCTTATACAATTCGATGTAATCCAAATAAGAAACACCTGCCATAAAGTATCTTTTACGATATGGTGACCAAAAACATTCTCCAATAGGAGATAATCTATTTGCGTGTTTTTCTCCCAATAACCTTTTTATTCGATTATACAACATCGGTGTATCAAAGTAATCAATGTTCCAACCCGTGACAATTGATGGGTTGATATATTCGTATAAATCCAAATACTTCAACAACATATCCCTTTCATCTACAAAAGGAATAACGATTGCTGATTTGGTTGTTTTTTCAACCATCTTACCACTCTTATCCATAACTAATACCCAATACTGGTCAGTTGCAGAATCGTGTAAAGCAATTGATGTTAATTCGTTCTTTGCCTCATCAGGATTTGGTAGACCAGATTCCATCTCACACTCAATATCGTAAGTAAGAATCACATGGGCAGTGGAAGGATCATCCGAATCTGAATATAAATCTACTAATGCACGAGTTGTTTCAGGTACATCGGATTCAAATAAGTTTGGATCATCCTTGGTAAATTTGTAGATTTTAGTCAACCTATCTCCATAAATGGATTGATATTCACCATTAACCGCAGGTTCGTATGCGTATCGTGTGTAAGGAAAAGCACTATACCCTCTAACATCATCCCAAAGATGTATTAAGTTTTTTTCTCGTTGATAATATATGTTTTGATATGCCATTATTTAATATTTAACGATTTTTTATAAGAACCACCAATGTTCCAAAATAGTATTTTACCATCAAGTTTTTCTATATTTTGTTCTAACCAATACCACATCTTTCTTTCCCAAAATTCGTTCATATCAAAAGGATAATCAGTAATACTTTCCATCATATCATCAAATGCAAAATCTGATTTGTAAATGTGAATATTATTCAAATCACCGGCTTTGTTTTCATTCAAAATCTTTTTAGTAGATTCAATTGATGACATTGTAATCGTATGTACTTGCCTTTTATTTTTAAGAATATCTTTCCATGAAGTATATTGTAGAAATTCTCGAATCAAACCTGATGCAGTGACTGCACTACCGATTGCTACAACTAAATGGTCAAAATCTTGTTCTGCTAAAACTTCTTTCATTCTATCCTGCATGTAGTTTACATAAGTAGGATGATTGAATGCGTAAGGTAATTGTTGCCAACCATTTTTTTGAGCAATACCACCTAACTTATTTTCAAGTAGTTTCATCATATTAGGTTTCATGGGATTCAGAGTTGCACCATTACCTCGGATGATTTCTAAAATTTCGGGTGGATATGATTTCGAATCAGGATACGAAGATATAAACTCAATACCATATTCCTTACATAATTTTGATAAAACCCAACCTGTCCAACTTCCATATACTGAAAGGTGTGTTAGTGGTTTTGATTTATCAATATAATCAGATTCTAAAATTCTTTTAATTCCTTCAATCTTTGCCCATCTTGGAAAGTTTACACCATCCCCAACAAGGTCATCTCTTTTTACATAAACCTTTTTACCTTTTAAAAAGTATTCTTCTATTGGAGTTTGAATCAAAGCCATTTGTAGATTCCTATGTTTTTGTTTGTAATTTCTGCTCTCAACTTTTTATGTGAGAATCCATGTATCTTTTGGAAATTATCGCCAATCACATGAATCATATTTTTTCTATTGTTGAAGTTTATACTCTTATCATTCAAAATAATATGTTCGATGTATTGTTTAAAGTTAGTTCCTTTTTGGAATGCTCGTTTTTCTTGGTCAAGAATTTCATCGGGTAATTTACCTCGGAATGCATCTGCAAGAGGTCTTTTCCACTGTCCTTTATCTGCCAAGAACTCATCGGTAAGATTTGTGGTATAGTTCAAAAATTCTCTATCAAAGAAAGGACATCTCAATTCAATAGTACCGTAATTCATAAATATAGTATTACCTCTCAATAAATTACCGTAGTGTTGTTTTTCAAATAACTTTTTACGAACATCACTCCAATCGGGTTTTTTACTAAACATTCTGAATGTTCCATAGGAGCCATAAGATTCATCCGAACCCTCACCACTAAATGCTACTTTGATTCCATCCTTTGCCATTTCTTCTGCAATGAATGATTGTAGAATACCCACTTCCATTTGAACTGTTGATGGGTATTCAATTACTCGAATTGATTCCATAAATCGTTGTTTAATAATTTCTTCATTTCTTGGAACGAATACTTCTATCAACTCAACTCCGATTGCTTTCGCACACACTCTTGCCTTTTGTAAATCTTTTGATTCTTGGTCAAATGCAATGGTATATGCCTTTATATTAGGAATTCGTTGTGCAAGTAGATAAGTGATAATTGCAGAATCAATACCACCACTCAATGATGTTGCAATAGGTACATCGGATAATAATCTTTTATCTACTGCACTTTCTAAAAGTTTGAATGTAGTTTCACCCACTTCCTCGTGAGATGTAGCTTTGGTTGTTTCTGATGCAAATTGAAAGTAGTAATTTTTATCAATTGTAAATTCATCAGTATCTAAATTAATTTCGATAAATGAATTTTTCGGAACAATCTTGACATCATCAATACCATCTTGGGTAAGAATCGATTTAATTTCACTTGCGATGATATACTTGTTGGTATTGTAGATATATAGGGGTATTTTACCCACCCAGTCACGAGATAATATCAGTTTGTTTCCATCATATATAACAAATGAAAACATTCCCTCTAACCTCTTTAATTCACCTTCTTTGTAAAGAAAAAGAATAATTTCTGAATCTGAATTTGATTTGAATGTATAACCTCGTTCTTCGTATTCTTTTCGTAATTGTGGATAGTTCCAAATTTCACCATTTACTATCAGTTCAATTCCATCGTATTCCATCGGTTGATTACCTAACGGAGAAATATCATTAATTGATAAACGATTGTGTCCTAAATGAATGGTTTTATTTTTGTAGATAAATTCTTTTATACCACGATTATCCCTACCACGATGTGCTATTGCTTCAAGCATTTCATTCACATCGGATTTAGTATAACCAATCGTTGCTACGATTCCACACATATTATTTATTTAATACTTCTAATAACTTGATTGTTTTTTTCTTTTCATCATTCATATCACCAATGTGACAAGAACAAGCTAGAACCGATACTTTTGCTAATTCCATATCGGATTGTTCTGCAAGGAATTTACCCATCTCAACTAATGCAGTGTAATCTGCATAACCAGATTTAGATACTCGATTAGAACGAATAATTGATGTCAAGTAGATTTTACCATTTCTTGGTTTAATGTCAATCGCTAACATACAAGGTTGTGAGTATGGGTTTCTTGCATCTCTACTTGGATCAAAGATAATCAATTCACATCTTTTAACTGCTTTACCAGTTTTCAAGATTTTGATTACATTCTCTACCTGATTGAATGTTCCTCCCCACGAAACCATTCTACCCCAATATGAATCGTGCCAGTGGTCTTTAATGAATTTATATTCCAACCCTTCTTCTGCTTGGAAAAAAGCATTGGGTGCTTGTTTTGGTTCGGGTTTTAAGAATGTCACTGTCTTTGCGTAATCAATTCTATCATCGCCCATGATTTCTCTAAAATGAGAATCAAACCATTCATCGGATTCGAATTGTGTAATTTCTGTCATTACATTCAATTCTTCGGTAAGATTACCTACTTTTACTCCATTTGCTAAAAGATGTTTGGATACTTTTACCCATGCATCACCGGGAGATACTGCTTCTATAACTGTCATTTTATATTATTTTTATCAAAGATACAAAAAATATCTGATATATCCAAATTGTTTTGAATCAGATGTGAGTCCAAGTGTGTTTTTTTACAATTTCTTCTACATTCCACTTGGATACTTTAAAATTTCGGGATATTACAGAAGTAGAGAACCCCTTTGTATGGAGTTCTCTAATCTGTCTAACTTGATCATTAGTGAGTTTTGCACGAGGATGATTTTCACCTCTTCTATTGTTTGATTTGCTCATTTATAACATTGGTATAAAAAATCTCCGATTGCAAACCACTAATTCTTTTTACCTCTTGACCATTTTTTTCAATTACAACTGTTGGAACCGAACGAATTCCATATTTTGAAGCAATTTCAAATTGTTCGTCCACATCTACATTTGTAAATCTAACATTATTAAATTTTGGTTTTATACTCTCCATAACTGGAGCCAACATCTTACATGGTCCACACCAAGATGCTGAGAATTTTTTTACTTCTACCATTTTTTCTTATTTTAAGTTAAATTTTTTATCCATCACATGAGAGACAATCAGGGTCCATTGCTTTCGTTGCAATATCACCACGAAGAACCGATTCAGTTCTCATATAATAAAGTGTTTTCACACCTTGTTTCCAAGCTTCCATAGTCACTTGGTTAATCCACTTTGGTTCTGCGATTGCAGGGAATGCCAAGTTCAAAGATACGGCCTGGTCAATGTATTGTTGTCTTATTCCAGCCTGTCTTACCAAATCCAATTGGTTGATTTCTTTAAATGTTTTAAATACATCTTTTACTGGAAATGCCTTTTGTAAATCATGTGGAGGAATTTCATCACATCTTACTACTTTACCATTACAAAAACACCAATTATCTAGTTCTTGAATATCTTGTATAGAACCACCATCTTCCAAAACCTTATCCCAAGTTTCTTTTGTATTGATTCCTACTTTCTTAAATACTTTTTCTAATTCCGAATTTCTTCGGATAAAAGTTCCTTTTGCAGTTTGTTCGGTGAACACATTTGCTGCCCAAGGTTCAATACCTGCAGATACATCACCACTCAATTTGGAATTTGATACGGTTGGAGCTATTGCTCGTAAGTGAGTATTTCGGAATCCACTATCTTTACACCAAAGTGGTTCACCATATTCAGATGCGAGGTCTCTTGATGCCCTCTCGGATTCTATCTTCAATTGAGAGAAAATCTTACGAGTTTCAAACTGAGCAGGCATTCCTTCAAATGGAATTCCTCTTTGTTGTAGATAAGTATGCCATCCTAATACTCCCAATCCTAATGCTCTACCTTTTTCGGCCGAACGAACTGAGTTCTCAAACCCCCTTAACCCTTTTGCCTTTTGGATAAATTCAGAAAGAACCCCATCCAAGAACCAAATTGAGGTATAAATCAAATCAGTATCCTTCCACTCATCGTATTTAGCCAAGTTTAAAGAACTTAAACAACAAACAAATGAATGTGATTCATCGGTATGTAAAGTAATTTCAGAACAAATATTCGTCATGAATACTTTCAAACCATTTTCCTTATACATCGGAGGGTTTTGTTTGTTTACATTACCCTTAAACATAATATATGGTTCACCAGTTGCCTTTCTCTTTTGAAGTAGTTTACCCCACTTTCTTCTGGCAGTTTCATCACCATCTTGGAGTTTTCTCATAAACTTATCACCTATCACAGCACATTGGTGTAGGTTAAGTGATTGTCTATTCACATCTCCCTTTGGTTCTCTGATTTCTAACCATTGTTCGAAATCTTTATGTTCGATATTTAGGTTTACTGATGCAGCTCCTCTACGAACCGAACCTTGATTCGTTGCAAGAATGGTTGAATCGTAAATCTTACAAAAGGGAACTACTCCATCAGAAGTTCCATTTCCCGTAATTACTGCACCGGCAGGTCTGATTTGATTGATACCAATACCAACACCACCACCATGCTTTGCCAATAACATCAACTCCAAGTTTTTATTACCAATATCAAAAATAGAATCGGCAACATCAATACCAAAACAAGATATAGGTAATCCTCTATCGGTTCCCGTATTTGAAAGGACTGGAGTAGCAAGGTTCAACCAACCTTTCCAAATGTAATCAAAAAATTTGGTTGCCATTTGTGGTTTATTTAATCTCTGTGCTACCTTGCTAGCAACTCTCCAATAAGCATCTTTTGGTTTTTCACCAGGAAGTAAATAACCTTTTGAGATTGTTTTTACATAAATCTCGGTATTACCCCATGATGGAAAATCAACATCTAATTCCCAACCTAATTCTTCGCCGTAGTTTCTAACTGCCATTTTATTTCTTTCTTTTTAACTTTTAATTACCATCCCAAGGTACATACTTGTATCTTTGTTCCAATTTTTTAATCTCTTCTTCATTCAATTCTTCCTCATCGTCTAAATTGAATTCAATAGTATCATCGTAACATTTTTCATCATCGTGGTGATAGATATCGTCACACATTCCATCGGGACAATTCTCAATCATTTCTAATGCTTCGTCAGCATCTTCTGCGAGAACACTATAAGTCCATGCTGTAACAAGAACTCGTTCTGCTACAAATGTAAATTTTTTCTTTGCCATAACCTTTTTTAGTTTAAAATAAATCTGACCAATCTTCACCTTCGTTTGCCTTACTATAATCAGTAGGTCTCATTGCGAAGAAATCGGTATGGGTAACTCCACCAGTGAGGTGGTAGAACCAATCTAATTCAGATGCTTTGGTTTCATCATATTCAAAGTAATCTTCACTACCTTTAGTTGGAGTGTATCCCAACTCTGCTAATTTTTCATTAACTCGTTTGGTGATAAATTCTTTTAGGTCATCTTTTTTAAGATTTTCCAAATCACCCATTTCAAAAATTTTATCAATAAATTTGTGTTCCAAATCTCTAATGATTCTTGCAGCCTCATAAATTGCAGGTTTTGCTTCATCCAATAGTTCTGGAAACTCCTCGCACATATGACGGAATAATTGACATCCCATCTTTGAGTGAAGTGATTCATCTCTTACACTCCACTTCATTTGCTGGCCAATTCCTTTCAATAGATTTCTCATTTGGAAAGAATATAGGACAGCAAATGAGGAGTATAGAGCTACACCCTCTG